ACAGAATACTCCTAGTTTCTGTTGAATTTTTACAATGCTCATTATGTTTTTTTACCAATGTTATATTTGGGAGTAAGTATCCACTCTTCTTTCTCTGAAAATGAAAGTATTTTTAATTGATTGAGAGATACAACAGGATCTTTTGTTTTTTCTGGTTCAACTATTGTAAGCAATTCCCATTCTGCTAAAAGATTTGTGATTGTATTTCTTCTTGCAATATCATTCTCTGAAAAATTTGTAGGCTTACCATCTAGTGCAAACAATTCCTTGAAATGCACAATATAATATTTCTGTTGTTTGTGTAGAATATGACAAGACTGATATAATGTCTTGTCTTTGCGTGATGCGACACCAATACGTGTTAGTGTTTCTTTGATTTTAAGGAAGTCATCCGATTCCTTTATAGTGACCTCTATCATTTGGTCAACACCATAAGTCATTTCACTCCTTTCATTCCGCCCTTATCTAAAACTATCTTCATCTGCTCTATATCTTCGGTTGTCAATAAAGGTAAAACTTCTTTTGCTCGTTTAATACTATAACCATAAAATTCCATAACGATTTCTAATAATTCAGATTTTTCTGCTTTGTACCATTTAGAGAATCGTTTTTTCTTCCTTATGATATTTAGTAAGTAGGAGTTTTGTAGTTTTTTGTCAAGGTGATGCCGAATATTCATCTCATTTGCATCAATAATAGTATCAAGAAAATACGATAGACCACGATTAATAATGAAAGGATTATATTGTTTTTCAACCTGATGATCAATATCATCGGCCATCAGGTCTTTTTTGCCTTGATTTATTTCATTCAGAAAATCAAATGGTGTCATTTCATCTCCTCTAATACTCCAAAATTTCTTTCATCCTTTAAATCAAATAAAATTCTCACATAACCATCAAATATTATTTTCACATATTTAACATCATCAGTCGGATATAATTCAAACCAATTTCCAATTGACATTTCATTAAAATGTTCTGATATTAGGTTATTATTTTCATCTAAAAATAATATTGTTATTAACTCTTTCTCATATTCTTTTGATTGGGCCCAAGAATTTGATAATATCAATTTGGTCGTACCGTTATGATCATAAGGAATTACTGTAATTCCTTCAACTGGAGATCCCAATAAACCAACCGTCTCAATATCCACATCAGCAAATGAAATTGTTCCAATGGGTTTATAGGCACCCTCATGAAAATATCCCAAATTCATCTTATTTGCACTATATAAATTTTTAGAATATGCAGGTTCTAGCCCAAAATGGTATTCTGATACAGAGAATTTCATATATTCATCATAAGATAAAAATGGCAATAAAAGTCTTGTTGAACAGTTGGTAGTTATGGAAAAAGCATCTGTATTGATGTATTGTTCCTCTTCTGTACCATATAGATAATGAACCACATCATATCCATTTCTCAAAAAATCATAATGTTTATCCAGTTGTTCTAACAAATCAAAGGATACATCGTAATTCATATAATGAATATATTTGAATCTTTGATAATCGGCTAAACTAAATGCATCCATCATAGATAAGTGTTGTGCATATCCATGATAAGGTGCGGACCTAGAAATTCTAACTTCTTGACCATCTTTAATTAAATATATAGAAAATAATTGTAGTTTTTGTGATGGTGCATATACATCACGATTTATGATCGGATTGTTTTTATTATATACAAAATAATTTATAAATTCATATACTTCAGGATCATCTATAGGTAAATGCGAAGCCAGAATAATAAAAGAATCTTCAAATTTATCAATTATACCTTTTAATAAATCTTTAAGCCGTTTCGTTCTAGTACCAGTGCTACAGTGAGCCCCAACTACAAAACATCTTTCAGGAAAATTTATTGTAGTTATACCATTCTGACTTGTCGTTTGTCTCATAATATATTACATCATATTTTTAGGATCTGGTTGTTCCATTTGTTTTTTCATTATTCTTCGTTGTTGTTCAACGGCACCTTTACGACTACATTGTTGTGAAACACCACGAATCTCATTTAGAAATTCAGGTGTAGTAAATCCTTCATTATTCAATCTCTCAAATGTTTTAAGATCGTATCTTCGTTCCATTGTTTCTATAATACATGTTGAGACCTCAAACAATGTCTCTGGTAGGAAGGCTTGTCTCACCGCAGGATTCCAAGATAATTTAGAAAAAGTCAATGATATCCAAAACCCTTTTCTTTCTTCTGGCCAACTAAATTGTTTTTGTGGCAAAGAAACCGTAGCATTATCTGCAGGTTTGATTTCTTCAGTTTTTTGTGTACATCCATAACCAATACCTATCACCAAAGCCATAGCAAGTATTGATTGCTTAAACATTTAGTTCCTTAATTGAACTGACATTCTACCATTACTTCTGTAAGACAAGCGACTAGATTTAATTCTTGGTCGGCCGCAAATGCAGATTTGTATTGATAGTCTGCCAGAATTAATATTAATTGCGGAATTGAAGATTGTTGGACATACTCGGATGCAACATCATAGATCTTGCGAAAGATTTTCTGAGGATCATTATCAACATTATCTGCAACCCATTTACGAACATCATTGAACTTCTTCTCTTTCAACGCCCACATCAATTCTTTTAGATTGACTTCAGCAACTTGAGAGAGTATACCAGCATCAATTTTACCAGATGACGAATATTTCTGAAGTTCGTTTAGCACTCTCCTGTTATCAGGAAAATGTTTCATAATGACTTCAGCAACTACCTTTTTATCGTACTCTATCTTCTCTTCGTCTAATATATATCCAATTCTTCGCATGAATGCACCAGCCATTCTTTGCTTGTCATCAGCAACGACCTTGAAGTCAATGACCTGGCATCTTGAATGCAATGGTGATATAATACGATTTGCATAATTACAGGTGAGAATAAAAGTACATGTTTTTTCAAACTCTTCAATAAAGGCTCTTAAAGCAGGTTGTGTAGATTGAGGATTTAAATAATCTGCTTCATCAAGAATAACAACTTTTGGTTTACCATCAAAACTCATAGTTGATGCATAACTACGAATTTTATTTCTTAATACATCAATTCCAGATTCTTCAGAACCATTGATAAACAAAAAATCACATTCAATCTCATTACATAATGCCTTGGCAATGGTGGTCTTACCAGTACCTGGACCACCATTGAGAATAAGATTAGGAATACGACCTTGAGACTTGATACCCTCAAATGTTTGCTTGATATGATCTGGAAGAATACATTCCGAAATTTCTTTGGGCCGATATTTTTCAACCCAAAGAAATGATTCACGATTCATCATATTAAATATCAACCAATTGTAGAATTAGCAGTTTCTATAGCCACATGACAGATTAAAGAACCATCCGTAGATTCAAATTTGGCAAGACCTTTCAATGCAATAAAAATATTATAATCTTTGCTCATCAATTTACTGAAATTTTCAACTTTGAAAACTATAGTAAAATTTTGATCTGTTTCAGCAATTTTATAATTGAAAGTATCTGTTAAATTATTTTTACTATCAAATGCCACAAACTTTACTTCAGAACCATCACCAACAATTGCAATTTCAGGAACTTGAAGTACCATGGCAGCCTTTACAACCGAATCATAAACCGATTTAGACATGCTAAATGAGAGATCTACGCTTGGCAATTCTAATTTTTTATCTGGTGGTCTAACCACAAGACTACTATCACAATACAAAAATTTTGCACTCACTTCCGTTTGTTTCATAAGAAGGTAATTAGATTCAAATTCTATATCTGGGTTATCAAATAAAGAATGAGCACCAAGAAACTTATTCAAGTCATATATACCAAAATCAAGAGGAAAATTTTCTTGAACTTTAGCATTTGCTAAAATTGTTTTTCCTGGTGATACCGTTTTTATCGTATTTCCTTGCTCAAAATAAATTCCATTATTAATAGCAGAAAAGTTTTTAAGAATTTCTAAAGTTTCTTCACTTAATTTCATAACAACTCCATATTGATTTATTATTACGCATATTATAACATATTAAATTTGTTTTGTCAAAGAGTGGCCGAATAGCCATTTCTACTTTTATTTTTTGTTGCTTTTCTTCTTTTCTTTCTTGCTACACCTTTTTTTTGAATATTTTCAATTTCTGCAACTGCCTGTGCATTTTGTTTAACCAAAACTCTTTGTTCTCTTAATTCGGCGGCTTTGAGTGCATTAGCATGTGCTTCAGGATTTGCTTGATCAATTCTTCCAAGGTCCGCCATTGACCCATCAAAAACATATGTACCAATATGACCGAGTTTCATCCAAGGACATAAAAATACTTTCTTACCCATCTTTCTTGATAACTGACAGAACATGTAATCTTCAGAAAGATAACGATCAGTACCTTTATCCCACTTTAAATCGCCTGCCATATACTTATCATTATCAATCACCGTATCAAAATAAGCATGAATATATCTTTTACCATCAAAATGTTCTGAACGATTATGATCAGGTTTATAATGAAATTGAGGATAAGATTCTCTAAAATCATCAAATACAGATCTTTTTACCATCATGAAACCAGTTCCGATTTCAAGAACTTCTACTGGTTCATTAATCATCATTTCTTTTGTGCCTAGAACAGGATTGAAAACAAAATCACCTGTAAATTTACCAAGTTCATTCGGATCATCATCAGCAATACCAGTGTCCACTGCATGACGAATTTTTTCCCATGCAATACATTTTTTACCGTATGGACCACCTATGATAGGATGCTCATCATCACATAAAACCGCAAGTGATAATACATCTCTTGGATTAAAATTGAT